GAAGTGCTGCCACCTTGGGATAGCTTCGTGTGTACCAGATTACTAGCGGACATTCCACTCTTCTGACCACCCACGTAATTCCAGAAGCCGTCTCCACCTCCTGCTGGACCACCACCTCCGTAACCACCGCCACCGCCTTTAACGCCACCACCTTTACTAATATCGTAACCAGGTGTTTCTATGTCTAGCCCATGCTTCTGCGATAATCTTTCAAAGGACTCTACATTACCATCGGCTACTGCTTCGGCTAATGAATCTTTATCTGCTTGGCTGAGCTTCTCTATGATGGAAGCGTTCTTCCCCACAGCGTCCCATACAGGTTTCATTCGACCTATCATCTCGTTATCTCTGGCGTAGTTAGTAACACTAAAGTCACTATCTTTTCCGCCTGGAGTTAGGGATTGGGGTAGGTTTGGGTTCGCCCCACGTGCCACCTGTAATAGATCTCCTTCCATAGCACCAGTTATATACATCTGATGCTGCATCTGCATATAGTATTTCTGTAAGTCTTTAGCCCCACCCATAGGATTAGAAGTGTCTATAAGGGATTGCCTTGATTTAACTTCTACAACCTTGTTACCACTTGATGCCATGGCATCAGGAGTAGTAGACTGCCCAGGATATAAACTACTAGTCATAATGCCTGGGTCGAAGGTATCAGTGTGATAATTTTCTCTATACCAGTCGAGTGCTACGTTTTCTAATTCATGCCCTGACCTTGTCCAGTGATTGTCTACCCCACCTTGTTCGTCAGTTAATCCTAAGTTCTTCTTTAGTATTGAAGCTGCTGGACCTTGTACATCTGACGTAGCTTCTCCTGGCATCTTAGCAAAACCTGTAGAGGTTCCTTTCTTGACACGTGCTTCTTGCCATTGTCTTTGTAGCTCTTCATCTATAGTGCCATTACTTCTTCTACCATCTTGACCCATAGAAACCAAATGTGGGTTCCTCTCGAGCCAAGCAGCTTGGGCTTGTTCTGGAGTTTGGTTGCTGTAACCTCTCTGGTTCTGCTTCCAAGTACTTCCAGCACCACCTTCTACTGGTGTGTCATCAAATGAGCTAGGTTCTTTTATCCACGGTCCATTCTGTAACTTCGCGTAGGCTTGCTCTGCCTCCAACTGGAGGGTCGTTTCATCTTTTTCTATTTTCATTGTAACTAGCCCCATGAAGTTTTGTTCGTTTACGCGTGTTGGATCGTATGTGCGTTCTCTTGTTATCCCAGTCAGCGCCTCTATCTGAGCTACCGAGCTGAGCTGAGTCTTAGCTTTCCATACTTTTGGATTTCTTTTACTCATCATCTCTTTGTTTATTGCAGCGGATTGCATTATACTTTCTTGCTGATTCGCTTCACGGTCTGAGAGACTTTGATTACTTAATTGAGCAATGCGGGATTTTATGGCTCTGTCTAGATTCCCTGATCCACCTACTGTAGCCCCAACACTTGCTATAAACGAGTCATCACTATCTAAACCTTGGTCTATCACTAGCTCAAGTAGCGCTGCTTTCTTCGGGTCTCTTAGGTCTGTAATATCAAAACCTAGCTGCTCCATCCCCTGATTTATAGCTTCATGTGGGTCTCTAGTTGTTCTGAACTCATACAGGGACTCTCTGTCAGCGGCTTGGCTAAGTACCATGTTAGAAGGATCCATACCCTTAGCTACTAACGCGTCAGCTATATATTTGGCTTCCCTATAAGAAGGGTCAAAGGTGGATTCAAGCCCTCTTTCGTTGTACCAGCTTGTATTCGCTTTAACTTCCTTTATGTAATCAGTATAGCGCTCGTTGTCTTCTTTTTGAAATCTAGGCTGGGTTAGTATATTCCTTGTTGACTTCTGGACATGAGGATACATCTGGTCTAGAGTAGGTAGTACAGTAGACCAAGGTGCAGGGATTTCCCCAACCCTTAAACCCCTATTAGCTGTACCGTAGTCTTGTAAATTCCTAGGCATCATCTTGGCTAGACCCGTTACGAGCCTGTCCTCAACTTCTCTCCTAGTGCTTCCTACAAGTAACTCTTCTGAAGGCATATACAACGCAGCTAATCCTCTGTATGCTGAGAAAGTCTTTGCATTGTATACATCGAACTTATTGCCTGGACCTTCACCCAGCATGCTCACGTCTAACTTGTCTGGAGATATAGCATCTTGTTTAGCCGTCTCCATTGATCTAGTCTTAGCACCGAACACGTCTAGCATATTCTCCTGCGGGGTTTTAGACTTTATCAACTCTTGGTAGTTCGGGTCGTTCCTATCAAACTTTCTTGAAGTCAACGGGAAGTTAGTTGTATACCCTTTGTTTTCTTGATTGTGTCCTGCTATAACCTCTGCAAGTACTTTCTGCTTGTCTACCTTTCCGCCAACCGCGTGGTGTGACATGTAGGCTAATTGCTCTGCAGGGTTTCTACTGTTCCAGAAAGATGCTGGATTTGCAGCGGCTATATCACGATTAGTCAATGCTTCTTTCATTGACTGAATAAAAGCTCCTGATACATTTGGTCCTGCTTGGTTTATGAACCCTGCCAGTACTTGCTCTGGGGTTGTGGTTGCTTGGATAGTTTCTAGAACACTAGTCTCTACCTTATCACTACCAATTTGGTTACCGAATATGTCATCGTTTATAGTCGATTGAAAGGGTGTCTTAAAGTTTTGTTTTACTTTAACGTTCCCTTTCTTATCTGTTGTATATGTGTAAGGGTCTAGCCTCGCAGCTTGCGCCTTCTCTTTGATTCTTTTCTGAGCTGCCCCTAGCCCTGTTTCAGGTAAATAAGCCTTCCGTGTGCTGGAGGTTTTTGCTCTCTTCTTTCCTATCTTATTAGAGGGCGCTTCACCCTTCCATGTCAACGTGCCTCTATCAGTAGCCATAACTAATCCTATTTGGGGGACTCAGGAGTTATGTAACTTCTGAAATCTAGTAGTTCATGCATTATATGAACATCATATATGCTATATGTTCCGTCTTGCAACTCTTTTAATTCACATAGACGTGGCTCTTCTAGTAACGGTCGCATTAAATAAAAGTCTAGGTCAGGGAATAGTTCCGAGGTAGACTTTGGTTTAACTGTTAGAGGGTCGTCGTCTTCTACTGGTTCGAGTCTGTTGGGGCGACCTCTGATAGGGTTCGCCCTTGCTCGAAAAAATCTTTATACTGTACCTCGCATACGAATGAGAATATTTTAAACACAAATAATAATTTGCCATTGTATTCTGCATTGAATGAAACGGGATGTATTTCCTTCCCATCTATCCTTGCTGCGCAGTTGAATCTAGTTATTAGTTCCATTGCTTCTTTGGGCTTATCGTTCAGTAAAAGTACTACGTCGCCCATCTTGAAATCTCCATCAACAAATGGGGCAAACTTCGCCCCAAATATTGATAAAGCTTCGCCAAGATTCTCTAGGGCTTTTGACGCTGCCCATTGCTTTACGTGCACAGGTTTATCATCGATAAGCCTATTAAGGTCAGTGACCGCCATTTGTATCTCCTATTTATTAATTTTAGATGCCAACATCTTCTGTTTGCAATCTTACAATATTTAGCCGCTCGAACTCTATTAGCCAAGTGTTAGTTGCTAGACCTGTACCTCTTGTTACTCCAGGCTGCATGGTGATAAAACCATTTATACCTACTACTTTTGTTTGTCCCATCTTATCATTAATAAATGCTTGGATAGGAATAAACGTAGCTGAGTTTCCAGATGTACCTGCTTCATGTGTCGTCATTGCGAAGGCTTGTAGGTATGCGTTGCTATCAGAAGTCTGTAGTAAATCAAATGTCATTGCACCTGATTTATCTGCTGATGTGATAGAAACCATTTTACCACGTGCGTCCATTACTTTACCATGCTGTGGCGCTGATCTGCCAGCTGAAATGATAGAGTTACTATCTGCAAAACCGTCGATGGTCAGTGCGTTAATGATCAAATCAACGCTGTAAAAACTATACTGTTTCATCTATTTTCCTTACTCGTTGAAGTTGCCAGTGATTATTACTTTATGTATCGCTCCAGCACCTGCTGCTTCAAAGCTCAGACCTCTGTATAGTCTTGCGCTTACGTCTGCTGTTGAAGTATCTGCAACACTTACCGTCTTTATAACGTACCCTAGAGGCATAAACTCACCTAGTAAGTTATCTCCTGGGGCTATTAGACCGTTAGTTACGCCTTGTCTTAGCGCGCCTTCAACTGCTTGTATAATGATACTAACACCTGCATCGGTATATGGTATCTTAGTAGTAGAAGTAAATAGAGTATTAAAGACGTCAGTCTCTATTCTATTCTGTAACCAATCTGTACCATGGATGGTGTCAAACCATTTAGCACTAGCCATTCTAGAATCAGAGTACATATTAGCACCTGCGATAACAACAAAAGCGTTACCATTCTTTCCTTCTAGATTTAACTTCTCACTAGTAGTTAGGTTTTCAACTGTAACAGTTGGACCTTGCTTCAAGTTTAGAGTTATAGTAGTGTTAGTACCTTCGAAGTTTACAATGAACGCTCTACCTGCTACTGAAGCTGATGGGTACTCGTTTTCACTTGAGCTATAGCTAGATAAAGTTCTATCCAATGTCAAAGCTTGCAATGAAGATATAATATCTACACTGCTGTTAGTAAGACACTCAGGGTCGTTAGAAGTGTTAAAGAATACTTTCGTATTTGCCTCTACCCATGTAGCTACATCAGTAACTGCAGTTGGGAATAACACTGATTTATTGTCACGCCATTGCTTGTGTAAGAGTACTCCATAAAATGAAGAATCTTTAGCGTTAATTGCTGCTAATGCTTCAGCTGGGCTCTCAACATCTAGACCTTGGAATATAGTTGCGCCTGCACTTAATGCAAGGGCAGCGATTGTTCCTGATACATCTGTATTCGGGAATCCTAAGAGTGACGTTGCACCTGTGCTACTTGATAGTATAACAAAACGTTCGGCAGCAGCATCGTAAGAACAACCAGCACCTGATAGGGCTGAGTCAATTACAGCTGCACAACCAGGTAAATCTACTGCTGCGCTGAAGTCCAAGCTTGTTAGAACTTCATCTCCACCATCTACAGA